GCAGCACCTCCTACCGTACGTGCTGAAGCATCATAAAATACTGTTGTACTTGTGCTACCGTCTGATTCTATAACTATTTTTAGTACTACTCGTTTTTCGTTTTCTTGTAAAACTTCTGGTCCTGTTACTGTATTTGCCATAATCCCTCCTTAATCAAGATTACTAGATGGGGCCGAAGCCCCATCTAAATTTATTTATTATTCAAAAACGTGTCTACTTATTGCTGTGTAGTGTACGTTTAATACTTCAGCTGCCCCTGCTCCACATTCAATTCCAATATATGGAATTAAATCAATGTCGTCTGTTAAAGCCACAGATTTTTGAGTGTTCGCATTTGTAGCTGAATAACTTTCCGCAATAGTTGCTTGAGTTGTTCCAGTAACTTCAGTTGAACCGTCAAAAGTTGTTGCTGCTGTTTGAGTTACACTGTACTGCACACCATTTACAAAAATAGATGCTTTTCTATCGCTATCAATCGCAATTTTGAAATGATACATTGTATCTGCTGCTACTGTAATACCTGTGTTTGTTAGGTAGTCAGTGCCCCCAACAGAATAGATAAAGTACCATGGTGAATAGTCTGACAATGCTTGTCCATTTGTTGCGTCAGTTGCATAATAGAAATATGCTTGATTCGCATCCGTTTGAGGCAATTGATCATTAGTCAATTTTAAACCTGCCCAAACTTTTTGGTTATCAAGTGCGGGTAATGAAATTGAACATTCCCACTCGACTTGGTTTTCAGTTCCCCATTTAGTTCCACTCCAAGCTGTTTGGTTTGTGTCTAAGTGTGGTAACAGAATTGCTTGATCTTGATCAGTCGTTGCAGTTGTCATTACGATTCCCGCTTGAGTTGCTGAAAAAGTAGTCAAAGCAGTCGTATAATTAGTACCTAATGTTTCAAAGTTTTTATTAGCTGCTTGTGTTACTGCCAACGCTGTTGCATCATTTGCATCAGGGTCGATGATATTTATAGCATTAAGGCCTGGTCTTTGTAGAAAAGGCTCATAAAGATATTTTCTTCTTGCATCCATTAACCCAAAACCTTGGGTTCTGTTATGAACTACACCCGTAGATGCAGTTTTACTAATTAGCTGTACGTTGTTCTCCGAACGAACCGGACCGCTAAATGTTGTATTTGCCATATTATAATCCTCCTAGATTATGCGAACGTAGTCTCTAGGTCGTCGACTATACTCGTCTACGTTCTTAATTTAATGTATAGTGATTAATCTATAGCTCTTTTTTAAAAAGAGTGCAAGCGGTTCTGTGGTGAAAAGTGTGTTTTCGGATGTAGCTTTTATTAAGTAGCTACTGAAACTTCGGGACGTACTTCAGCAATTTTATTTCTAAGTTCTTGCTGACGAGCTTCTTCTAACTTGATTTGAGTGATGATTTCTCTGATTTTATCATCAATTCTAACCATTTCAAGAGTATATCTACCCTGATTAAGATGCTCTTGCTCCCAACTTAATTCCAAGGACTTCTTGTGTTTGTATAGGTCCTCGATCATGATTAACCTCCTCATAGGTAATCCACTTACCAGTCTTGCTGGTAAATCCATTTTTTTCGAACTTTACCTCATCTTTTCCCAGTTTGTCAAGGATTGAATTCTCGATATCTTGAGGAGTGTCTTTACACTGAACATCGAAGTCAGTGGAATAGCCATCATACCGGATTTGAATTCTGAAGTTTTTCATAGTCGAATTTCTTACTTTATAATTGAAATGAGGCGGTTTTGAGGCCGCCTCATTAATTTGTTTTAGTTGCTATTACGCACCTGGTGATCCAAAGATACCTCTCCAGTCAGACCAGCCGAAGCTGTATCTTTCTCGAGCTTTGTATCTAACATTACCAGTATCAAAATCGCCTTCCATAGCGGTTTTGATTGGTGCTCTAACAAAGTGTTTTAGTCCATTTGGTACATCTGTTTTAATGAACCAAGCATCTGTATCAGTTAAGTAATGATTAACCACATAACCTTGTGGAACCATTCCCATAGATACAACTGCATTGATATCATTATCAGCTGTTCCAACTCTACCAGGAGATTTCATCAATCTCTCAACAGTAAATTGAAGCGCAGAAGGAACAATCATTTTTTTCCCTTGAGCTGCAATTTTTAAACCACGTTCATCAGTTAGCGCAGCAATGTCAATCAATGCTTGCTCTAATGAAGTTTCGTTTAAGTCTGCCGCAGTAGTAAGTTCATTTTGCTCTGTACCAGCTACAATAGCGTGGTCCGTTGCACAAAGTTCCTTACTGTCACCGCCAGTATATGAACTGTTAAACGCTCTGTTTAACACGTTAGCTGCTTTAACTTGTTTAGCGTTAGCCATAGATCTAGCTAATGCTTTTGTATAACGAGATGCGATTCTGTCATACAAATTGTCCTCAACCGCTTCTTCAGTGATTGCGAACGCTAAAGCAATTGTTTCATGCGTATAACGAGCAGTGAAGGTTTCATTAGCGCTGTCAAAAACAACCCCTTGTCCTTCTGCTTTTACTTGAGCATTTGCAAATCCAGATAACATAACTTCTTCTTCAAAAGCTCTGTCTGAATTTTCTTGATCAAATATTTGTGTGTGCTCGTTAGCGTAGTTCTTGTATTCCAACCCAAATAAAGCATTTAGGCCAGGTTCTAGTTCTTTAACTAGTTGTCCTCGTGATATAGCCATAAGTTATACTCCAGTTGTAGTTGTTAAGAAGTGTTCGATGATGATTACCTTAAAATTACAATTAGCAGCCGTTAAGTCGCTATTGTCTGGGTCATCAGAAACATTCATAATACGAAGATTCGCTGTAGTCGTCGACTGAGTATCCGTTAGTTCAGTTTTAGATACGTAGTGTGGTGCTGCCCCTGCCGCAACGGCAAAGTCAGCATTTGCTCCGATATCCCCTTGCGCAGTTGCGCCAGAAGCATCAGATTGCACTTCATATAACTGAAATGGATCATCATGTATAAAACCTTTAATATCTGTTGCAGCATTACTTGCTTTCAAGTTATTTGCAAAAGTAGGTTTCGACGTCGTTGCGTCAGTAAAGAAAACACCCTGAATAGAACCTAACAGTGCTCCGTTATCGGTAACTGCTGCTATTGCAATACCAGCTCCTGATGCTTTTACAACATCATTTTGGTAAATTGCGGAAGCGCAAGCTGCGATTTCGTATTCTGATAGACCTTGGGCATCTCTGTTACTGCCAACTTTGCCAATTGGTCGTAGACCAAAAGGCGCGTCTTGATTTGCCATAAGTTTTCTCCGTAGTTTACAGATTGCTCTGTAAACGGTTAATAAAATTTCGTTGGGTTAGGAATCGCTAATAAATTAGTCTTTCTTAGTCCCACCGAAGGTTACACGTGTCTGCCTCTCAGCATTGATCGGCATACTTGGGTGCTGATCCTTCAAAAGATCGCTTTCAATCGCTTCGTCTTTGTCCTGAGTTACTTTTTTAAAATAATCATCGCGCGCTTTGACGATCTCCTCTGGTATCCTTGCCAGCAAAAGGCCACCAACTCCGATTACCCCTTTGTATTTACCTTCATTCATCACTGGATAGTCGGATCCTGGATATGCATCAGCTCTTACAAGCTCGTATCCTGATCTCAATCGACCGGCCATGTTCTTTGTATCATCAAAGCCCATAGTTTCGGCTCTTATCCATCTATGATGAAATCCTGCAGGTGCAGGGGGTGCATCTAAAGATGATGGTGGAGTCCAAACAACTTTTTTAACAGTTTTTTCTCTGGTTTGGCTCGCACGGGAAGTTTTTACTTTGTCGTTTTGCATATGCTTATGCCTCCTTCGTGATTTTTAATTGTTTCGCATATTCTTCAAGTGGCACACCTAGTTTTTTAGCGATTGCTACCTGAGACGATGTGAGTCTCACAGTTTTGCGACCTGGGTGAACACTTCGCTTCGCTGAAGCTACTATTTGTGTTCGGTTAGTCGATTCCTGGGACTTAGTATTATCAAATTTATGTGGGAAGTCAAGCTTCATTCGCTTGTCTATCTCCGCATAGTATTCGTCCGAATTCGGATCGAATCCTTCTTGCTCGGTTAGTTTTTTATGGTAATCAAAAGCCGTGTAGGTCATGGCATTGTCTTTGCCAAACCATTCGTTTTTTGAAGCCCATTCTTCAGCCTTTGGATCAGGAGGTGGAGTTCTTCCAACGGTATCTTGTAGAGTTGGAGTTTTAACTTCTTGTTCCTTTTCTTGAGACTGTCTATCTTTTAAAGCATTTAGACGCACTTCTTCAATACCTAACTGTGCAATGGACTTTTGTGCTTCCACTTCAGCATTAATGTCACCGGCTTCTCTTGCCGCTGTCAATTTAGCTTTAGCTGCATCCATTCCAGAGGCTACGCGATTTTCTAAAGCCTTCACATAATTTGGCTCCATTTTTGAAAATCTTGTTTTTAATTGAGAGTGTTCGTGCTGAACGCCTTTAGCATAATCCAAAGCGGCTTCTTTTTGTCGCTCTGCTTCACGCCATTTCTTTGTTAACTTGGCAATTCTTTTTTGAACGCCTTCACTATATTGTTCGAGTTCTGGTTTTTCTTCTGGTTTCTCGTCACTCGTTTCTTGCT